CACCATGTAACTCACCAAAGTGGCGAACGTACATATGTGATAGTAGACCGTCATTATCGTCTGCGTCTGCAAGACCTTGCATGTGCGTCATACATTTGCCTACAGACTCAGGGTAATGATCGATATCGTCAAAACCATAGATTTCGCCAAGCTCTTCAATATCCTGTAGGATACGGGGCGCTCTATAGATTGATGTTAGATTGGGTGGGATGATTACAAGTTCTTCGAGCATCTTGTATACGAGATACTGGCAGTTTAGAAATTTGTAATATACAAATGGGTCAATACCACCACTAATCAATTGCTTTGCGAACTTTCTGCGTTCAGCCGCTTGGTGATGCGCCCATGTAAGTTGTTTTAGTTTATTTGTCATAATAAATCCCCATGCTAATTTCTTTTATTTATACGAAAAAAAATAATTCAAATCGCTTGACAACACACGAATCATTGTCTATAAAGTATGTATAAGTTATTTAATCAGAAAGAAATAAAATGACAAACATGACACAAACAACCCAAAATTCCGCTTCTTGGACTACTAACAGAGGCTATAATGCAAGCATAGAGTATGTAGCTACTGTAGGTTGGGTTGCCGCTTGGGAGTCTTCAGACTTGTCTCATGGGGATGAAGAATACTTTGACACTGTGGAAAATTGTATGTCATGGCTTGCAGGTGAAGACCTTTAATAGGTATTCCTTTTGATTACACCACTTGCAACGTCAAAGGGAGAGGTTTTGCCTCTCCCTTTTTTTACGCCTAAACGTAAATTTACTCTTTTTACTGTGTAGCGTAACTTAGAAGTCGAAAGACAACGTTACAGATGGTGAAACCACTTCTGTATTCAAGTTATAGTTCACAGCACCTTCCAATGACAATTCTTCACCGATTGTGTAAGAACCACCAACGTTTTGTGTTACATCATCTGTATCACCGTTCAAGTAACCAGTTAGACCCATTACAGTAGCGTCTGCTTCGAAGCTTGTCTTTTGGCTTAGTGTACCATATGACACTGCACCACCAAGACGAACGCCTTCTACCATACCTGCTGTGTCTGCACGACCTGCTACAACCCACTCTTGAGTGTCAATGTTATAGTCAGCCACTGTAGCTACATCAAGAATAGCCACATTCATTCCATATGAAAACTGTACGTTATCTAGGTCTGTTATGTCTGTGCCGATTGCATCAAAACCAAGTGCAACAGTTGCACCCATTGCTGATACTTGCAAGCTCTCTTTAGCCATTGTTGGCTCTTCGATTGTACCATTTACTGCTGAACTTTCTGTGTCAAGCCAAATGTTACCTTGTTCACCGAAAGACAATGTTGTCGCGCCTACAGTTGTACCAATATTCCATTCGTCAACAGATACTGATGTACCTGGAGTTGCTTTAAAAGAAATACCACCAGTTGCGATACCGTCTGGTGCGTTAACGTCGAGATCAAAAGATGTAGTTGCCCCGTACTTGTCATTTGCAGTTTCTGCGATTACTGTTTCGATTGACCCACCTACTGTTACAGCCGCTGGTGCTGCTGGGGCGGTGTCGTCTGCAAAAGCTGAAGTTCCTAAGATTACTAGAGCCGTTGTTGTTAATAGTTTATTCATTACATCTTTTCCTTTTTAATAATTTGTTTTGAATACGACTTTTCTGTTGCTAGGTAAGTCGCCAACCCCCTGTGATTATGCCGCTAGGGCTAATCCAGATGGTGCGAAATTTTCATTTGCATTTAGTTTAATTGATCTATGCGCGATCACCCGATGAACTCCACTCTGCTATCCCGTCCGTCGATCCTAGTTCATCCCCATCAAAAGCACACTATCTTCAACCCTCGTGAGGTCTGTGTCTCTGCAAAAACACCTTATTGCAGTAAGGCGTAATGTGCTTGTGGTGGAGATGTGGGGTACTGCCCCCCAGTCCGATCCGTATTCACGTCACTTCAACGTTCACATTTAATATATATAACAAAAAAGGCTGAAAGTAAACCCCTCAGCCTAATATGTTTTTTAGTGTGACATATTTGTCAAATCTTCATACTTTCCTTCACAACGTAGAATTTAGAGTATGGTTTCTTTAACGACAACCTAACTGCCATATCTTCAAGCGCTTTCTTATCTTTCCCACGCTTTCTTACATACGTTTCTCCAGAGCTTTGAACTACTAATTTATAGGTCATTACAAATTTCCTTAATATTTTAAAATGACTGATGCTACAATAATAACTAATAGTACAGTCGGTACTTCATTTAATATCCGCATCTTCTTTGGTGATGGGATATTCTCACCTTTGATAAAGTTCTTACGCTGTTTGCTTAAAAAGCCATGAAAGCCAAACATAAGCAATACACTTACAACTTTCACATAAGGCCACGTTAGTGACCAGTCAACGTACCCCACACCAACAAGAGCAATACCAGAGAATAATGTTGCAAACATTGCTGGCATCATTATTGCTCTTAATAGTTTCACTTCCATTGTTTGGAAAACTTTATCCATATCATCCCCAGGTTTCGTCTCTTGGGAATGATACACCATTACTCTTGGCAAATAGAATAGCCCTGCCATCCATGATATTACTGCCAAGATATGTATTATCAAAACAAATTCGTAAATACTCATAGTCCTAAAATACCCAATAGATTAAACCAACCCATTGAGTGACCTATAATTACTGGAAGCCCAATCATAGTAAACGCAATGATTGCGAATGCTAAACCGACTCCTTTGTTGTGATATGGTTCATTTGGATTACTCATAATATATTCCTTTCAATTAATATCCGTTTGGTACTAGCACATAGTGTATCAATAAAACGATACCCAATGATGCGCCCAAACCTACCATCATTTTCATAAAATCTCGCCCAATCAATGGGAAGACTGTCTTAAATTTTGCCTTGCCTGTGTAACTAGCCATAGCCAATTCACGCCCACAAAGCAATCCTACAAATACCCAAGTCGTTGACATTGGGATGTCATTCAGTTCCTTAAAGAAGTATAGTATCAACCAATACACCAAATCGATGATTGTTGCAGATCGAACGTAACGTGTGTTGTGTTTCTCAACTACAATCTGTTGAATTTTACCACCACCTTCACGAAACATAAAGCCCAGACCGATTACAAATACCGCTGTAATCATAAGCATTAATGGTACATCTAACTGACGTGGCAAAAACACTGCTATATTAGCCATATCGTGCGATAGCCAAGTAAACCACAGAAAGCCTGTAGTGACCCACTGAGCCACTCTCCAAGCTTTTTTATGTTCTTCTTTAACAGCTTTCGCTTCGTCCAACAGGCGGCTTACTACGAGCCATATTAAATACGCCGCAACAGCCGCAACTGCATAACCCATCATAGACTTCATAAGCATCTTCTCTAATACAAATGTACTAGCGAATGCCGATAAAACTAGGAATGATGTTGATACAGGTACGCCAACACGAGTAAGTCCTAATAGAACTGCGGGTGCTAATGCGTGATACCATTTAACTTCTTGAAATGGAATTTTGTTTAATCGTCCATAACTGATGTCTCCACCATTCATGTACCATCCATACCATAATGTATAGACTAGAACAGCCGATGCGGCTATCCACATTGTTCTCCAATGAAACTTTTCATTGTTTGATGCGATCCATGTACCTAATGTTTGTACTGAATCATTTGCTATTACGGCATAAGCGGCGAATATAAATCCTACCACCATCCATAAAGTGAGTGCGTCCATTTGTTTCTCCTTTTGCTTGACAGCTTTACCCTGTCGCTCACATACGAAGAAGAGGCCATCATTGACCTCTCCAAGCACTTATTTATTTCTATTTAATCGACCATGTTGTTTAATGTTTCCATGATCTGTCTTTGTTCGAAATCTTGAACTAGAATTTTACCCAAATCAATTTTCTCAAAAATCAAATCTAGCATATCTAAAGCTTCTTGATCATTGTTCCTTTCGGCAACCCTTGCTTCATCCCAAAGCTCACGCAACTGTTCATTAGTAACAAATCGGTTCATATGATATTTGTGTATCATGCTACCTCACATTCTTGTGCCATTGACTGATCCATTCTATCTGCCAATCCTTCATAATCTTCTGCGATCATTAAAATCTCATCAAGAATGTCTTCACGGCTTTTGCCAAAATTTGCAGAACGGCGTACTAATCGACGCATAGTTTCTGCGACTTGTGTTGCTGATTGAATATCCATTTTGATTTCTTTCTGTTTAGATAACTTATACATACTTTATGCCATATTGATTCGATGGTGTCAAGACTTATTTGTGCGCCTCTGGTATTACTAAGTTCCATTTCATATTACGAGTAATAGTACCAACTAATGCATGGTGATCAGACTCATCTATTGCATAAATCATTGCACTGCGAACTTTTGTTTGTTCTGATAACATATCTCTACTATATGTTTGGGCTTCCCCCAAATCTTTGAAAGTGCCACTAACGAGTGATGGTTTTCTTGGCTGAAACAAAACAACATTGTACTGAACAGCACTTTGACGTACACCTTCTTCAAAGCCATCCATGTCTTTTAGTTCACCACGTTTGCCCATTACACTTCTTCTTTCTCTGCTTCATGCCACGCTTCAATAAACTGTTCCAGATAATCACACTGTTCTGGTGTAACATCATGTTCAAACAAAAGTTCATCTGCACTCATACTAGGCAGATTGTTCTCTGCTAGGAACTCATCGTACTGGTCGCATAATTCATTAAGTGTCATTTTATTTCTTTCGTGTTGTTACCTATACTGTATGCCATATTGATTCGGGCTTGTCAATAGCCATTTGTTCTGAAAACGATTTCTAATCCATTTTTCTTAAAGTTAACACTAGGTTCTTCAAGACGATCATCATCGTGTTTCTTTTGATAATTAATATATTCTATTACTAATTCTAGTGCTAATGCGTCTCTGAACATGTACGCATCTTTAGTCTTCAAAAAACCTGCAAAACGCATACCATTGCCTACAGACGTCATTGCGTAATCCATAACCTCTATTTGTTCTGGTTCACACTCCATGCCTCTACGACGTATAGTGTAGATTGCATTGACGATTATCTTTTTTATCATTGTATTGTAAGCATTCATAGCTGACATCATACACTATAAACAAACAGTGTCAATATATTATTTTTTACTTGACAACATTCCTAACTCGTGTATAATAGCGTTATCGCTTATGATAATAATAATGATTCTTTATAAATATCTTTATGGAGACTTTTGAGGGTAATTATGGTTTTAATCCACTTTTATATATTTTATTGGATAGTAGCCGCTATTGGACTCACAATAGGGTATCACAGATGCGTATCACATAAAGATATATCTTTGCATCCAATATTAGAAACAATAACAATCTACTTAGGTACTATAGCTAGTGCGTGTTCACCGTTAAGTTGGGCAGGTGTTCATCGTATGCATCACGCATATGCTGATACAGAAAAAGACCCCCACAGCCCTAAATACAAAAAATGGTACGAGATACTATTCTCATCTTATAAAGTAAATCATATACCAAGAAAGTTTGTGAAGGACTTATACGATAATCCAAGAGTTATGTTTTTCCATAGATATAAAATACATGTTTTCATAATAACTTATGCTATAGCTTTTTATGTAAATCCAATCTTTCTTATGTATCTAGTATTATTGTTGCCAACATCATTCATATTCTATGGCTTATTAAATTTAGTAGGTCATGATGAAAATGGCGCTACAAACAAATGGTGGATAAATTTATTCGCCCCTTTCGAAGGTAATCATACAGAACATCATGCAAAGAAATAGTGATACACATTGGGTTAAAATGAACTTTAAGGTTCCTTGTTCTGATATAGAAAAGGAATACAAAGCAGTACGCAATTCTTTGGTTGTTCATAGACCCGAAGATGGTCATAAAGATTGGTTTGCTATGACTCTTTATGGAGTAGGAGCAAATAGTACAAACAGCCATTGGGAATATGGACGTAAAGCTAAAAAAGATATAACTGATGTGGGAAAGCAATGCCCTAAAACAATGGAGTTTGTTAACTCGTTACCATACGCTAGAATAGATGATGTGAGATACTTGGTAATTAAATCGGGTGGTTACATCGCTGAACATGTAGACGTTCCAGAGCATAATTGGCTAGACCCTCTTAACATATCGATTACATACCCAAAGGGAAGTAAGTTTGTTATGGATGGTGAAGACATACCATACCACTCAGGGGCTTCTTTTGTTCTTAATATACATTACCCACATATGGTTAAGAACGAATCTAAAGAAGATAGACTGCATTTATTAATTCATGGAAAGAAAAAGAAAGAGTTTTGGGATGACATTGCTGAACTCAGATTGTAGCGTTACTAGCTTTTTTCCAGAAGATAGACCAGACATTATAAAGAAGTTATCGGAGACAACTTACAACCACGTTAACTACGACAATTTAGATTGGTTTGAATTCGATTGCGTTTCTATATTACAAAATGGAGATGATATAGTAGGGTTTAGTTCTGTATGGCACAGACCAGAGTATTATAAAAAAGGTGAAGTTAGAATATTAAATCGCTATTGGGAAAACAACGAACTACGTCGTATCGGTAGGGAATTGGCAAGAAGCCACATCATTTCTATTGTTAAAGATCAATTAAGGTTTGCAAAAGAACTTGGTTATACATCAGCATTTATAAGCAGAGAGAAAAATCCAAGAATGTTGCGAGAGTTTATAAATAAAGTAGCAATAGCTACAGATACAATATGGAATATACATGACGAAAGAGTTTCAGTTTGTGACGGTCATGGGTGTTTACAATATAAAGGATACACGGAATTATGAAAACTAGATATGAGTTACCACCATTTCAGAAGCTTGATGCACATTTTGATGTGAGCAAGATCATTGAGGTCGTGCGTAACATGCCAAGTGAAACCGATGATTTGAAAGAAAAAGATGGCTACGGTGATTTGGTTGGTGGAAAAACAGCAAAACTACAAAAAGCTTTTGGCTTGAAGTTTGATACAATTGAAGACGCTTATCAGTTCTTACAGGACAATGACGTAAAAGAGTCAGAGTTTCGCAATGGACTAGGTGGCAAGCGTATGGCTTGGGACTTTAGAAATTATGTAAAACCATTTGAAGACTACATTGTAGAAGATGGTAAAGGTAAATATGAGGTTAATGGTTCACCATATAAGCAGATTGCTTTGACCAAATACAACCCAGATGAAGAAGATCGTATCTATGAAAAGAAAATACCTAAAAGTAGGCTTGATGAAAGACACTACAACTTAATGAAAGATTGGGTAAAAGGTACTTACTTAGAAGAAATACTTAAAACTTTTAAGGGTGAAGTTACACGAGCAAGAATTGCCATAATGGAGCCAGGTGCTTATGTTGCAGAGCATATAGACTATAATACAGACTATTCTATTCGTTTTCATATCCCAATCACGACAAACGATGATTGTGGATTTTATTGTATAGATAAAGATGGGAACAAAATAAATCAGACTATGGAACCAGGGTCGCTTTGGTTTCTAAATCAAGGTATGAGACATTCTGCTTGGAACAAAGGTACGACCACGCGATCACATATTATCATATCAGTAAATGGCCAGGAAGATTTACATGATTAAAACATGGACAAATGACTCATTTATAGAAACTGATTATAAGGTTGATCCAGAGTTTTGGCACAATTATATGACTGGTGAATGGACTGACAGTAATAAATTATATTCAGAATATGTTAGCGATGCAACAGGCGGCAAAGAAATGAATAAGTTCTTTGTCCAAGAGATACACAATTTTGATAGACCACTTCTTAGGTTGATCAAAAAGATATGGAACACATTCGAAATAAGACCACAGGAATTTCGCTGTAACTTCTTTAGAGTATTAGAAGGTGGGGAGTTGCCAATTCATGTTGATGTAAAAAGTGAATGCTCAGTATTGATACCTGTAACTGAAAATACTGGTGAATTGTATGTTGATGATGGGAACACACGAGACTCCATAGTATATGACACTATGACTGTACTCAACACAAAAAAACCACACGGTGTAAAATCACCAATAAAGGAACGTATCGTCTTTCATATGGGGATACACGACATTCCATTCGGAGAACTAAAATGATTAAAAAGTTAAACTTACCACAGTTGACAATGCCTTCACCAGTCCACAACGCACTAGAAATTGAATATGACAGTTCAATTATTAACTACACAGCTTGGACTCTTACAGGTGAAACCTCTGCTTTAGTAGAAGGACAGGTATTACAAGAGATTTTAGATAATTCACACATGCGCTATCAAGAGTCTGATGCAACTAAAAATGATAGGATTTTTACAACAGAGTCACGTTGGAGAATTCTATATATCATCGATCCTGTAGGCACAGTATTACACGCTCACGATGCCGACGATAATGTCACATCTTCGATTACAGCCGCATCGGGAGAATGGTATCTTATTGACTCGCACGTTAAAAATTCCGTTTCTGGAATTACAGGTACACAAACTGCTATAACGATTAACCATCCAAATGATTTTACAGTGAGCGAACAAGCATGGATCGACAACCTTATTATAGAGTAATTGATACAGTTGATCTCGAAAAGATCAAAAGTGAGTTATCTCTTATTCACCATGAAACGACCTATGCACTTCAAGGCGAATGTGTTTCAGACAGCGTGTTTAAACACATAGTACCTGCAACCAATCAAACTAATGCTTGGGAAAGACAAACGAAAGTGACAGCCAAAGACTTGGTTGAGTTTCACTTTGCTTTGCCATATACTAACTCCTTGTTGGTAAAATACAATCTGGCATATAGTAGGGTTATGATATTAAATGGCAAAACGTGTTACACCTACCACAAAGACTTTACTAAAAGAGTACACATACCAATCGAAACTAACGATAATAACTTCTTTGTTATGAATGATGAAGTTTTTAGATTACCAGCAGATGGTAGTGTTTATGAAGTAGACACAACAAACCTCCATACATTTGTCAACGCTTCCACATCAACTCGAACTCATATTGTTGGTACTATGTTATGAAAACAATATTGTCTGGCTGTAGTTGGTCTAATAGAAATTACTTCCCAAGAATGCACCCTAGCTATGACACATCATACCCAAAGTGGGATGAGTTACTACAAGATTATTACGATTGGGATATTGTTAATGTGTACGGAGACGCCCTTGGTAACGTAGAAATAATAAAAAAAGCAATAAAAGAAATATACACTCACAACACTGAAAGATGTATTATAGCTTTATCTCAGTGGTATAGGTTTTCTACCCCTGGTGATAATCGTTTTAACCCAAATACACATAAAGCTGTTGTCTGGGACGATGATGTATCTGAAGAACAAAAAGCTAGTTATCAAAAATGGGTAGATAGACACAACAATTACTTTGAGATTATGCCTTTTGATGATAAAACTAAGAAAGCCCTCATAGAAGAAACTCTATTTCAATTATATATACTAATAGATTTATGCGCCTACAAAAATATAGAACTTGTCGTGTTTCAGATGATAAACCCATTGATGGAAAACCAAGACGTTTATGATATGTTAAACTCTGATTATTTTAATGCAATACATAAAAGAAAGAGAAAGCATAATGTAAATATATTTGGTTGGCCTTTTCATTGGCAGTATGGTGGCACTTGTTTTGAAGAATTGCTTCAAGGAGATTGTATGATTAGTAAACGAGATAGACACCCTAACGCAAGAGGCCATCAAGAAATATTTAGAATATTTAAAGGATTTTACAAATGAATTATTATGAATTGCCACGTTTTTTATCTGATGAACAACACAAAGCCTTTCTAACCATATCAGAGAACGTTAAAGAATGGACACCATACCAGTCTACCGTATCAGGTAATCGTATGGGTATGTATTATTTCCAAACAGGATTGACGTTTGCAGATCGTAATGTAGCTTTGATAAAGCTAGAACCTAACGATGTTATGGATTGGCATGTAGATGGTAAACGAAACACTGCGCTAAGCTACCCACTATCTGATAATTATGCACCTTGTTCTTTTGAAGATGCTGCTGGTTTTGACGGTGTGATGCTGTTAAACACTCAGGCTAGACATGCTGTTTTTAATAATGAACATATTCGGTATAGTATCAACATATCATTTCAAGAACCAATTGATGAAGCTATAGAAATTTTTAATGGACTGACTGAGTATGAATTTAAAACATCTTAACTTCAAAATAGACAAGCCACGTTTTAGAGAAGTAGCAGAAACATGGCGAAACAACGGACGTTGGTATCAATGGAAACAGTTTGACCAAGTAGATAAGTGGTGGCAGACTTACCCACAACAAGGCGAAGACCCCAACATAAATGAGGTTGCAGAGGCTTTAAATATCCAACAGTTTGATAATAGACCACGGTTTTATTGGTTGGAGACTAATAATGATATACCTATACATTATGATGAGGATCACGTTACGTCTATACAAATTAACTTACTGGAGCAAACACCTGTTATAGGTATAGAAGGTGTAGGTGACGTACCTTACGAAGCTATGGTAATCAACAATGGTGATATAAGACATTGGGTTGACCCAGTACCATATGAAAGGTTGCAAATGAAATTTGTAATGAGAGAAACTTGGCAAGAAGTAATAGAGGCAATACCGAATGAATATATACAGAACTGATAGACCTTTCTCTGATGAAGAACTTAGGACTATGGACATTATACACAACCCAAACGTTAAGATGTTCAAAGATCAAAATGAACCTTCTTATGTAATTCATGATTTCATAACAGATGCAGAAAGAGAACAACTACTATGCGCTTGGGATTATCACTTTGATGCAAACGGTGAGATAATTAATGAACACATTTATAGAATAGTATATCCAATGCTTATCAAAGAAATATCAGACATTATCAGACCAAAAATATATGAAGAGTTTGGTGATGATACAATATTTTATTCAGATATAGCTGGTGATGATCCTATGAGCGTTGGTGATCAAATGTTCAAAGCAGTAAAACCTTATGGACTTCATACTGATGCGGTTACTCATTTAGATGGTTATAGACCTTACAAAGATATTATCATACCCCTAGAAATTAATGGTGGTGGTACTTACGTAACATTTAACCAAAGGTATCGTGGACACGCAACTATGTTTATGAATGGAAGAGACATAGCTTCTTTTGCCAACTACCATAACGTGATTAAGAATACAAATTACTCATATTATGGCGTAGATGATATTGATATTAGCAATAGAGACGTGTATAAATTAAAAGAGATAATGCCTAAGCATATTCCTTTATCTGTGTACGATGGTTTAAGTATAGAGAACATATTCCCATGGGAACACTGCCACGCAATCGTACAGGATACGTCAGTTTTACATGCGCCAACTGGGTTTGAAGGTTCCAAGATAGGTCTAACATTACATCTTATGAAGAAAGATGCTGATTATAATAATAGTATAAAGGGACATTATACCCCTTGGAGTCCACTCACTCGACCAGTAATCCAAAGTTCTTAGAAATCATATGAACCATCACAGTATTGTTCTCAAGTATTCTTGCTTTGAGTTCATACTTACTTATGTCATGTTCTCTTGTACCTTTGGTAAAAGCCTCAATCCTCTCACTCATGTGTTTGAGATGCCACGTTTCGCATAGTCTTTCAACAGACACGCCATTCATTGTAACTTTATATGACATAATTGTCTCATTGTCGTAGCCAAACGATTCTTGGACTTGTGGTGGGTAGATTGAGTCTTCTTTAAGCTCTTCCATCATAGTTAATACGTCATCTATGTCAGAAAAGTAGTCTAGTTTTTCCATCACCTTTCTGCTTGCCATCATGATGCCCGTATTGAAAACATAATTATCGGGTTCAACATCTTCTTCAGATAACATGGCATGGCAATTCCAATACTTAGCTTCTGGTGATCTAAAGTCTTTGTCGTAGTTTTTAAGATACAAAGCATCCCAAAGCTTTACGCCAGAGTTTTCTGCATTAGTAGCATCACAACATAAACAATGCTCAGCCTTGATCCAATCAAAAACATTTACTTCAAATTTATCAAACCAAACATCTAAGTCCACGTACAATACTAGATCATACCAATGCGTCATATAATCTAAAAGATGCACCTTATATAGATTAATTACATCGTATTCTGATAGCTGTGGGAACCTAGCACGAAACTCTTCATATCTATTATCTCTACCAAAGTGAATGTAAGTTGCTCTTTGGGCGTGTGCATATTCAAGATGGTTATCGTATAACTTGTCTTTATATTCAGCTAACCTCTCTTTAGTTCGCTTACTCTTGTTGACAGGATCGTCTTTAGGTCCTCTTGGGTTGTCGAGACGTTCATCAGGTATTTCGATGTAAATAGAATATATTAGCTTTGTCTTGTCTTGAAAAAACGTGCTGAACTTCTTATTAACGAAATGTGCAATTTCGATATTATCCCAATCCAATGGCTGTGGCTTCTCTTTGATAATCTTATGCCATCTTTCGTCCATAATCTCATACGGAATATCTGTACTTTCCATAATATATGAGAAAACGCTTTCATTGTTTGGGTAGTAATACATTCTAAGAAATTTATATTCGTCCGAATCTACCCCAAGCAAACGCATGGTGTTTATTCTTTCGATGATGTCTGGGAGCCTTTCGATAAGCTTAATCTGCTTAATATGTTCAGACTTAGCAATCATTATACCAGTATTCATTACGTGATTTCCACCACCACCCAAAAGGTCTTTTGTGATATGGTACTTTAACGTTGGAGAACGGTTTCCTATATTCTCGAACTTAACGCCTTCAATGTCTTTGCATGTTACTTCGTCGGTTTGTACTTGAATGTGAATACCTTTGCTCAAATCTAATTCGTCAAACACATTCTTTTCTGTATTAAAAATAACGTCCATATCTACGTACATTACTTCATCGTATTCTTCAGCTAACTCTGCCATAATATGGTGTTTATATATGTTAGCCGTTGTGAACTCTAAATCAAGATTAACATCAAAGTCTTTCATTGTGTTATGATAAAATTTAAACTCGACATTAATCAAACTATTAGCGTATTCTTCTTTGTTTGAAATTAACCTATCAAAGTATTCGTTGACAGACTCAGTAGCAAAATAGTTTGCACTCCACTGATCTTGTTCTTTTTCAATATCATCGTAGGTTGTAAATATAACTCTCTTCATACGCCTATAACCATATAACGTGTGCATTCTTCATTAACTTGCATTTCACCTTTCCACATAACAACAGCCAAGTCTAATGACTCGACAAACTCATCTAAACTATTTTGCGTATTAATGTGACTTTGGATAGAATGATAATTATTGCTTTGAAAACAAATCATAGTCTCTCTTGTCTTAGCGCCAAGGATTAAACGTATATCATCTGGTTCCATATGCTCACAACTTGTATTGATAATAAGTTGATACGCATCAGCCCTAGTAAAGAAATAGTCTAAAGCATCGTCAGTAATTGAATGATTATTTTTATAGTCATCATTACCATATTTTAGTATATCTCCATAACGCTCACACATTGGGTCTGAGTCAACATTCCAAATATTTATTTTCTTGTCTATCTTTTGGCGAAGTAGCATACCATTCAAACCATACCAACTGCCAAGAATAATAATATCCTGTAGTGGACACCATTTAAACTGATCATCAGTAAGGAAAGGTACTAGGGTATCAACAAGCCATTGCTTGCCTTTTATCTGTGCATCATTGACAGAGTTAATAATATCATAGCTTCTGTATAAATCTATGTCTTTATTATACTTAGATTCGTTGTAAATGTCACCTAGTGTTCGAAGTGCATTTTCATAAATTGTTTCTAGGTAGCTCATATTTCATTCCATTATACATATCAATTGGTGCATCTCTATATTCATTAGCAACGCTGTTCACAAGCCCATGATCGAAAGTATTAAACTCCAATCCTTCGTGGACTAAAAATCTGTCGATGCCTTTATACTTACGCATGAAGTAATCTTTATTAGACATAAAGTGATCCCATATGTGGGTTTGCTCACCAGCAGTCCATGTGATTACTGAACTATTTATATGAACATCATAAGCATGTGGAGCCATGTAGAGATCGTCTTTCCAATAGTCTTTGAGTATAGTCAAACCATCCCACTTTAAAAAGGAACTTGGGTCTTCTTTAATATCCATGTCAAGATCAAAGAATAGACACTTACCTTTTACTGGAAAGTCTGCGCTAAACATTGCTAGTTTATTCCACCAAAACCTTAAACTAGGTTTCTTAAAACAGGGAATGACTTCTACTTCAACACCGATTCTATCTTCTGTGTAGCAAAAATACTGTGTCGTGGGAAAAAACTCTTTTAATTTATCCCTCAATCTATTTACATGTTCAGCACTATACTTATCGCCGTGCTTTACGAATATTATATTGTCTGCCATTCAAACCCTCTCACTTTATTCATTATGTTTATTTTTCTGTAAAGCTCATCATATAGTTTTTGATTAAATTCTGATACCAACCCAAAGCCAACCGTGTCCAATTCTTCTTGTG